CAGAAATAGGCGCACCAATCCTGCTTTAGCAAAGTTTGGGCCAAGGCGATGATGCCTCAGCAAGCGACTGCAAAACTTCACATTACTATCAAGAGTATATGTTGTGCTAAAGTCAAAGGCGTAGACGATTTTTTGGAGAAGGATCCAAAGCCTGAAACAAAGAAAGAGGAAACGCCACAACGAACTGCACGAGATAGCGACAGTTCTGATTAATAATATGATTATAGGACCCGATGGTGAAAAATTGACGATGAACGATCTGTTAAAGATGGATATCGACAATACATCGGGGCAGAAAAGGCCTTTACCATCGTCATTCTTTGACGCGCAAGTCGAGCCCCTGCATCCAGCAGAACGCTACATTGATTTGCCCGATCCAAATACAATGTCTAACAATCCATTTGAAGTTAATGCCAACGAACAGAGTTGGGCTCAGCAACCGTTCGTTGGCCCTCTTAGCCCGGCTATGTACGGTGCTATGAGACGCGGAGCTAGACCTCGCTCTTCGTATATCCCGTATGAAAAATATGGTAAACCCCGTGTTGCGAGTTATCCTCGCAAACGTGCTTACGCTAAGCGTAAGTACACCCCTAAATACGGCAAGAAGGGTTCGCGATTCTACTATTCGCGATACAACCCCAAATCCTACTACGTTCGCGGTTCCCGTGCGAACGTGAAGAGGTTTGGTACCACTTGGCGCAAGGGAACCAAAACACAACGACTCGCGCGTAAGCGAGTTGGCTATTACGGACGTGGCAAATACGGTGCAGTTTCTGGTTACATGGGTCGTGGAATGTACACCGGAGTGAAGCGGGGTAACCAGCTTATTTCCGGTGGTGTGTCTAACACCCCGGTCATGATGTCCAGTGGTTACGATGGATCTCTTATGGTGAGCCATCGCGAACTAGTCCAGGAGATTTACGGCGCTGGCACTGTCGGCGCTACCTCTCCATCCGGGTTTGAAGTCACTACGCTGACTGTGAACCCTGGCCTGGAACGAGTGTTTCCGTGGTTGTCGCAGCTTGCTGCCAACTTCGAGGAATATGAGATTCATCAGTGTGTCTTTGAATACGAAGGCAGGAAGATGGTCGGCACGACCGATGAACTGACTATTCACGGTACCGTGACTGCGGCGCATAAGTTCAACTTTAAGGCGCAGGAGTTCCAGGACAAGCATGAGATGCAGAGCTATCCTCATGCTAACCAGACGCAGGCTCACCAGAGCCTCGCTCATGGTGTTGAAGCCGACCCCGGCAAGATTGTCGGGGACGGTCACAAGTTTGTCCGCCTTGGCGGATTACTTGCTACCGACGATCAGCGTGATTACGATCACTGCACTTTCAGCTTCGCGCAGAGCAACATTCCTGCTGAGCTCGCTGCGAAGGAAATCGGTTGCTTGTATGTTGCTTACACCGTGAAGCTGATGAAGCCCAAGCTTCACGCTAACAGGGGTCTTGCTATTAAGACTTTCAGGGCTGTTTGTAATCCAGGTGTTACGCTTACGACTGGAAACGATGTTAATGTTCTTGGCACTTCATATGATGAACGTGCAGATGGTTCTACGAATGCACTTGCTCCGTTTGCCAAGAATACCCTTGATATGGTCGTTAAAAGGCAAATTTTGACTGGAGCGACTTCTGCAGACAATACGTTTGTGTTTCCTCCGAATGCTTCTGGTGTCTACAAAGTAGTCATTCGAGTGGAAGGCCCTGTGGGAACCACGTTAACAACCCAGAACCCATCATTCAATACGTCTACACTAACCGATACTGTTTGGGTGCAAGGACAGTTATCTTCTGTTTCGGGAATGTTTGCTGCTGGCGACACAGCTTCTGCTGGTGCTGGTCATGTTTCTCTTACCTCGCCTTACAGTAGCACCGACAGCCGACGAGTCGTTCTCGAATTCCTGATCAAGGTTAAACCCCAAGTCGGTGCAGTAGAAAATGCTTTTGCTGTAAAATCTATCGGTACAGGTCAGATTTCTCAGTCATCTATCGAGATCACCGAGTACAACACCTTTGGCGAGGACATTCCTACTATTGGTCGCTGAATTCCTGGCAGGGCGTTAGGTGGCCTGCTAGCGCCTGAGCCAACCGTATACGGCGCAGTACCTGTGGCACCAGACCCACAACCAGATCCAGACCCACAACCAGATCCAGATCCAGATCCAATACCAGATCCAGATCCAACACCAGATCCAGATCCACCCGTTGAATTTCCTAATCCAATTAATGATCCGTCGACTCAATATTGTTGTGATCATGCACTGTTGTCAAACAGTGGTCAAGGATATGGTTTTATTGGAAGTATGATTATTCCGACAGGATCTACTATTTTGTCTCCATTGGGCATCATGTTTGAAATAAGGGCTCTAACCAACGTTAGAATAACGAAAATTGCAGTGATGGCAGGATCTCAGCATGCCAATAACAATGTGCCAACATTAGAATTTGAAGTCTACAGGTATAATCAATGTATGACAACTGGATCTGCACAAAATTGGTTTGGGCACAAAACCGATTCAACGAAATGGAATCTTGCAAACACGTTAACTAACCAAGTGTATAATGCTAGTGGCAATACAATTAACGTTCCATCATCCCATGGTGATGTTTGTTCTGGTACAACAGGCGTTTTTTACGTTGCTTGTAAGAATTTTCCACTCTTGAAAACAAAAGGTGTAGCTGGAGGTACCACTGTTAACGACAGTGATGCATTCATTCAATTAGGACCTGTGAGGACATTAGAGCTAAGCGGTTCTAATCCTCTTTACAATTGGAATGGATCACGTTTCACTGATACATTACCAGGTCGTTGGGTTGATGGTAATACCCTCAAAGTATTTTATGAACACATGACTTGAGTATAGGAACCATGTTCATAAAATCTTGCGCAATGTTGCAAGAAACCAAAAAAATTCACGAGGACATGACGAGTTCTAGTTTTGAGCGCATAGCAGAACTATGCGGAGCTCGCTTTCACGAGCTGTACGATGATCTTGTACAAGATCTTGTAAAGTATATGGAAGACGAAGTAAATAAAATTGTAGACGAAAACGAACGCGACAGCGTGAGGAAGCTGATGCACGAAGAGCTTAGCGAACTTACTGATTGAAATAAACAACACAAGTTAGTGCACAATGGCTGGTCCATGGTGGCCACAAGTAAGAGGCTACAGGATTGCCTCAGGACATGAGCGTAAGCAACGGTACCCAAGGCATATTAGAGATATGTATGACCATATGGATACCGGAGCGCTGGAACAGCGGTCGTATGGTCGACGGTACATACAACCACAACCTATTAACGAGAGATGGTACCGCGACTGGAGGAGATATGAAAGCGACGGGAACAGCCGCCAGCTGTTTCAAACAAGGCGTGCCAAACGCCGACTTGGTCCTTTAGAACAAGACTTTAAAAGACTTGGGTACAACCGTTATATGAATCAAATGCAACGTTATGATAATGATCTTTACTACGCTGAAGACGTCGCTATGTTAGCACGACAACGTTGGCCTCAAGATCATAAAAGGTAGCGCGATGAAGCGATCACAATCATATTGGGACTCCGACGATGAAGATGGCGCCCCGCGTACCTATCGAAACGTCAGACCAGCTACTGCTGGCATACAACGTGGCGGAGGCCATAATCTATTAAGTGTAATGCATCGAGACTACGTGAGAAGTCGTCAAGTTATGAGTATGGTTGACGACGAAATACATCGTCAACTTCTTATGATACAAGCTTATGAACAAGATTTAACCAGTCCAGGCTGGTTAATCCGAGCTGAGGCGGGACATAGGATCGAGAATGCTGAACGAGAAATAAGAAGGTTGCGTCGGCGTTGGTCATTTGAAGCGAACAACTATCATCGATACGACGATGTTGGCGCAAGTACTCATAATGCGATACATGCATACATGGCACATCCATCTAACCAATAACACAATTTTAAGCGCATCATAATGCCGACAATATCAGTCCCATTAAGGGACCCTGATTATACGCCACCTCTCATACTTTTGAGTGGAGAAGGTGGTACATATGAAGGCATATTTGAATATGGGAATTTAGGTTACATTATGGATTCGCTAGAACGTTTTCCACAACAATCTTTGGGTAATATCAATTCCTTACGTAACGCTTTACGTAGATCAATGGCAGCGCACAATAGGAATTTGAATATGGAACGACAAGAAATCCCCCGATCTTGGCATGGATCTCATCGGAGTCCAGCAGCTCGCCAAGTAAATCTGCACAGAAGGGCATTAAGACATCCAATTTTCTTTTATGATTAGATAGTGTTCTCTGAAAGAGAACCAAGAGCAGGTCGAATGAGCTGCGGCATAGTCAAGTTAATACCAGTCAAGTGAATAACAG